GGACGTAAATCCACCTGGAAAAGTAACGATCACATTCTGCCATTTACTCGTCCTTAAAATAGTATCGCATCCAAAACGTAATGAAGATGTGGCTCTGTTATTAAAACATCTTATTTTCCCAGAGTTTCCAAAATCAGATGTATCAATCCTCATCCCTATTCCTGCGGCGGCTGTCGCTGCGTTAAACATAAACTGACTAATTGCCAAAGACCTCGGACGAACCCAAAAAGAAACTGTATAAGTAACCCCTGCCCCTATACTAAATCCGGGATCGGTATACTGAACGTGTTCTGAACCGTTAAACCTAATTGCCATTAAGCCACCGTCTGAGTGATCGCCTTATAAGCTAAAGTACAGCCTGTCCCTAAAGCCGCGCCTGAGAAATTGACTACTATCAAACTAAATCCATCAGGGATATTCTTCCCAACTGCATCTGAAAGCATAACCGTTGATCTTAAAGTAGACGCTGTTGAAGTGTAATTTAGAAATCCAGCCAGTCTTAAGTTATGCGGAGAAGCGATCGTCGTAGTCCCCTGTGTACCTGTCGGGAGAGTGATCGTACCTTGATCTGACATCCTCCAAGTCGTACCATCGTGATAAGCCGGACACGCCCACAGATAAACACCTCTGTCGTTAGCCACGGCCGTCGCGGCCGTAGAAAGAGAAATAGCAATCTCATAATCTAAAGCCAATGTCGTTCTGTTATCCACCAAATCAGACTGCCACCCTGCCGTCGCCGAAGAAGCTAAGCTCTGCAAGTTAGTCACCGACATTGTTGTTGTTGCACTATATGCTACTTTTATATCTGCCATATTCTCTCCTATGCTATCGTGATATTAGTCCAAGCTGTTCCGTCGAAATTAGTCCCGTATCTCACCCAAGGGTTTCTAGCGTTAAACTCTGCCTGTGCTGAATTAAATCTAGTCACCAAATCGTTTCTAACTGAGGCGATAGGCGTACCGGCTAGATAAGAAACTTTATGCTCTACCTCTAAAACCTTACCATCTTTAATGTCTTGTAATTCTTGCGCGCTTACGTCCTTGTACTTACTCACCTTATTTACATCAGCGTAAAAGGCCTGTCTGCTCGCCGGCACAGAAAGCCAAAACACCACATTGAAATTCATATCACTGGGTTCGTCTGTTCTTTCTAAAATGATTATTTGTTTTGCCATATCTCTCCTGTAAATGCTATATACGTCATTGAATTAGATTATCTTTATGCTGCGTAATAGTAAGTTGCTGTTGCGCTTAAAGTCGTGCAAGAAACCGCTGTCATCACAAGCGGAGTCGTAGCCGAACACTTTATCGGGTTTATAATTGGAAACACGCACCCACCGTTGACCGCGAAATATAATGAACCGATCTTGACATTTGATTGAGTTGTGGTATTCGTTTCCCCAAACTTCACACTTCCTGCCGCGGCCCCGTTACTCACAACCAGATCAGTTAAGTAAATGCAAAGAGTAGCGTGGGAAGGAATGAGAGTCGTAGTCCCTGCGGTCGTGACCTCAGCTACCACACTCGCTTTATTCGGGAATCCTACGTGAACCAGAGTCGTGTTCCCCGTGACTGTGACCGTATTAACCACTGAAGTCGAACCTGTGATCGTTGAAGTCCCGACGAGAGTCGTTGACCCTGTAATCGTAACCGTACCGACGATAGTCGTTGAACCCGTAATGGTGACTGTCGGCATAGAAAGAACGTCTACGTCACCGATATTATTTGTCCCTGCCGGTAAGGCGGCAACGATAGCTGTCGAACCTGTAATAGCAACTGTCCCGACAACTGTGGTTGATCCGGTAATCGTCACAGTATTCACAACAGAAGTCGAACCAGTAATAGCTGGCATTGATACGATAACAGTCGAACCTGTTACGCTAAGCGGAATCCCACCTGTGGCTCCTTGCACATTTAATACTAAAGTCGATGTTGTCCCGACAATCGTTGTCCCTATGGCCGTCACATTACCTGTAATTGCGACTGTATTGACAACCGACGTTGACCCCGTGATCGCCGGCATTGAAACGATAACCGTAGAACCTGTCACAGTCACAACCCCGGAAATGGTAGTCACCCCACCGGAAGGTATTACATAGAGAGGATTAGCAGCTACCCCGTGATCCGCGCCTGCCGAATCATTTAAAACACTTCTTGGGATATGTTTTGTTGCCGCATCTTCTGTTATGGTATGCGTCGCTGTTCTTAGCGTCGAACCAGTATCAAGCGAAATATGTGAAGTTGCCACTATTGCCTCCTATGATAATGCTACCCCTACTGTTGTTCCTTCTTGTGTTCTATATTTTAATGCGTATGTTGATGCCCCGCCTGAGCCTGGGCTGAGTATCGGTGTACTCCCTAACCCTATCCATCCCTTGATCGTCCCACCACCTGAAACCGCACCTGTTGTTCTTAAAACCCAAACATCTTCCGCGTTAGGTGAAGCCGGATCAGCGTCAAGCTGTGGGATGTTTGATATGAAATCAAAGTTAGACGTTAAAGGGTTAAAGATTAGTTTCTTAATCATGTCCTAGTCACGCTGCTGATGTCACTACCACTGTAAGCTATCGTCAAAGTCGAAAGCACCGTCCCGCCTGATCCTCCCTGTTTAAACACGATCGTCGTCGGCTGGCTTGCCGGAGATAAAGAGATGTAATCATACCCCGGTGGAACCAACCCACCCGCTACCATTAAGATATTCCCATCAGTCGCTTTTACTGCCTCAGCAAACGCAGAATCTAAATCCTTCTTCGCATACAATGTAATCGGGGCCGTATCAACGCCCACCGTTAATGGAGGCTTAGGCATATTTACGCTTCCGTTGCGTTGTTATGGTATTTAGATAATTCCCAGGCATCATCAATAATTGTTTGTTGATACCCAACTTGCGAATTAGCACTCGTAGCTTTCGGTAAGCTGATATTTTCATACTTTGTTAAATACCTCTCTCCCAATGTGGCTGAATTGACGATCTCATAAGCAAAGCTAGAAGCTAACTTATCTACGAAAGCGTCAACGAATAATCCTGGGTACTTAGCCGGATCGTCGTGGAAATACACATAACGAATCCCTAGCTCTGAGGTGTCGGAGATGATATAATCCCCTTCCTCTCGCCATCTTGCTTTTACGTTATTTGTTTCGAAGATTTTAATTATGTCGGTAGGACGTACATACACAACCCCCTCCCCCGTGTCGTACCAGTCAAGCGTGTCCGCGGAGAGAGAGAGTAAAAGTCTTTTTGTTGCGAAATTCCATTTACACTCAGATAGGATAGACCTTAAATCTATCTCGTAAATCTTCCTTACTGTCCTGGCATTTTGCGAATCATCGTCGATAGACGTGACTGCTAATGCTCCGACTAAGGTTAATGCTTTATTGATAATACTCGTCTTGGATGCCGCCATGTGGCTCCTTATAAAGAGGGGCTACTGACTGCCTCTTTAAGAAAGACAGCGTTCGCCCCATGCTTTTAGGTGTACTTTACAACCGTTGTGATCGTCCCGCCTGTGATGGAAGGATTAGCACCGGTGAAGTGCAGGAAGATCGTATGTGTTGAAGATGTACATTCAACCCCGATCCCTGATCTTGCACGCAACGGAATGTTCTCAAACGTCACAGTCCCTAAAGTCGTAGCTCCTAAGAACTGAGTGGCGTTTGTCGTTGTCGTTGAACCGTATCGTGCGCCGATTGAAACCGCGTTGGTAGACGTAGCGGAAATCTGGGTAGGAGATAAACCCCAAACCGTGATGTCCGTTACTTTCTTTCCAGCGGGAATCTTGGCACAGTCAACGATAGTCCCCACCCCGATTGTTGCTGAAGAAGAAAAGGTATAGGTATCAATCCACACCTTTTCAACTGTTTTGATAAAACCGTCGGCAATAATATTATCCCCTGTACCGCCGGCATCGTACTTTGTAACATTTGCTGATTTTGCCATTTTAAGCTCCTTCGCCTATAGCAGATTAACCTTCGTTAAGTACAACAACTCGATCTTCTTCTAAACGGACACAGCCGACATTCAATTCATAGTAAACTTGCCAGCTATAGCTTAAGTCAGCGCGTTCGTCAGTACGGACTAAAGGAGAAGCTCCCATAGCCGCGCAAAGACCATAACGCTGATAAGCCACACCTAACAAAGTTGAAGATGAGATGGCTGCGATACGTGTGGAGGCGATCCATTTGAATCCCATCCATGTATCAATTTCACCGCGGATCAATGCCTTGACGCTGTTGTAATCAGATGACGTTGCAGTCGTCTGGTTTAACAGGTTGTCAAGAACGGCAGGCTTCACTACGAAGAAACGATCTTCCATTTCAACATCTTGTTCATCCATCTGCTGTTTGACAGCGATGATGCGAGCAAGTGTCATTGAAGAAGCTGTTGCCAGGATAATGTTTCCCTGAGTAACAGTCGTCGTACCGGTTTCCCCTGCGGCAGCTGAGTTGATTGCAGCTGTGATGATAACCTCATCAATCTTGCGGCCCAATGCTGTGGCTGCGGCGATTGTGTAGGCACTGCGAGGATCAGAAATACTCTTTAATTCATCCCCACGATCCAACAAACGGTTATCATGGTAATCAACCATAACTCCCATACGTCGAGATAAAGTCGGATCGTTGTTCGGTGTTTGTGTGTTTCTGCTACCTTTAACTTCCATTGACCACTCACCGATCTGGTCTTGGAAAAAGGTCTTACCACGAACATTCGGTTTCATATAAACCGTGTTCGCCAGCTTTGAATATTTCTGCTGAGCCAACTGCATAATATTCTGGCTGTACGCTTGCCCGTAAATCACATTCTGTGTATCGGCCATAATTTTTTATTTAAGATACTCCACGGCTTTAAGCTTGGTCTAGCCACTTTCTCTTAAATTCCCCTTGTGATAAGTGTTGAATTTTACCTTATGCGCGAGTTGAGCTTATCCTTGCGGGGCGACTCTTTGCATCTTTACTACATCCGGGCCATTACGCTTGTCGGATTTCCCTGCACAAACCCACACGGGCTTTCGCTTATCGTGCCGGTCTGTTTACTGTTTGGTAAAGCGAATTGACATAGTCCACGGCAGCTTGATGCTCTTTCTCGTCGGCTAGCCGGTCGTTATATGGATGCTTTGGGTCTTTGACTATCTTCTGAATCTCTTGCATAGCCTGTTCAGGCCCCAAAGAAAACTTCTTCATTGAAAACTCACCGATCTTATTCTCGGCGAACTGATCTCCGATCTTAGCCAAGAACTTAACCCCTCTTGGGTCTTGGGAAAGTGTCGCAGTAAGATAATCGTTCATCTCTTGGTCGTCTGAGAACTTATTGATAACAGTCTGCCCTAACTCAACATTGGTTTCATACGCGTCACCCCACTCACCCTTGAGGCGATTAACTGTATCAACCATCTTCCCTTCATGCTCTTTCATGGCTTTGTTGTAAGACTCCATGTTGATCTCGTTATAGACCTTCCAAAGACCTTGTGCTTGGGACGGTGTCAGCTTGTGAGCATGGACGACCTCTGCAAACTTATTCTTATCAATCGTCATTCCCTTCATAGAATCAGGCATTTTAGCGTCAGCTAACTTGTACCCATCTGCCTTATCGGGAATACCCATCGCCTTACTAAATCTATTCCACCCTTCGGTATCATTTACGTCTTTAGGAATAGGAACTTTCTCGTGTCCTAAGAGTTTTTCAAGATTGACATGGCTCTCTAAAGCCTTATTCAGTCCTTCCGGCGTATCATCAAACTTCTGTAACAGAGGACTGTTCCTCAAATCTGTGTTTACACTAGCTTTCCAGCTTGTTGGTACTGTAGGCGTAGTTGTTGTCGTTGTTGTTTCTTGACCGGCCGCGATTACTGATGTCGTCCCTTGACTTCCATCCTGGGCGGTACTGTTGTCCATAGGGGCAGTAACGTTCTCCATTTCATTCTCCTTGGTTTGCTAAAGCAACAATTTGCTCTGGCGTTAATTCTAAAATTGTCCTGATCGTTCCTAACAACCGTCTATTCGCGTCCCTGGCGATGATTTCATTGGTATCAAATGAATCAAATACTGTCGGGTACCAACCACCTAACTGTTTCATAAACTCTAAGGCTTCTTTTCCTTGAGGGCTTTCGAACGTAGCATGAAGGTTCGACTTCAACCCACGGACTTGCTCTAGGTCTTTAAGATCAATCATGCCCACGCCCACCAATCACAACATTGTTCTAAATTCCAACATCTTGGAACTTTCTGGCTCCCGAGCTGAACCACGCCATAAACCTTTTTGTCTTTCTTAATCATAAAATCATTTACAGCTGTAAATACTCCTTCAAGGTTAAAATCATGGCCAGCAAACAATCCTGTTGGTTTTAATTTTGGAAACCAATTCTCTAAGTCCTCCATAACCCCTTGATAATCATGTCGCCCGTCAATATAAATATAGTCAAACTCATGATCTTTAAATAAATCCACAGCATTATTAGACGTGTCTTTAATAATCGTTACTCGATCGGCATAAGGTTTTAACCTATTTCTCATAATCGTTTCTTCGTGCTGATTATCTAAATATGGATCAACGACAGTCAGATTAATAAAGTCAACTTTCAACATAGTTAAAGCATTTACCCCTGTTGATGTGCCAATCTCAAGACAGTTATAATCATTCGGAGCCATTGTCATATTATTTAAAAACATAGTGAACGACGGCCTAACCCTACCCATCGTTATTTTCTCTGTGTCCTCTTTCGATATATCAGGCCAATCAACTATCACTCTCTGATTCCTTCTGTGCCTTGGCCATATTCAGATCAACCTTCGACCCGCGCTCAACCACATCAGCACCCTGTTGGGCTAACTGCATTGACATTTGTTGCTGTGCCGCGCGTCCCTTAGCTTCTCGGATAGCTTGAACCTCTCCGTCATCTCTTAAAACCTTAGCCGGTGCGCCTACAACCGCCCACGTTTCATCAATCACCTTATCCGCATCAACCTTATCTAAGGCTTCAGGCATGAACTGAGCCACCTGTCCGACTACTGAAAGACCTGTCATTAACGCGTTAAGCTCGCTTCTACGCTGTGCCTGGGCTAACTGTGAT